CACCCATCGTGTAACGACGGGATTCCCACCAGGGAAACGGCAATAACTGGGAGCGGGAATCGAACCCTACTTCAGACCCCAGTAAGCCGGATGAAAATGAGTAACCAACCAAGGATGCGCAGGAGTGTTACCACTCACAAATAAAATCACTTAGTACTTTACTTGCGCGTCACATCTCAAGTTGGGAAAAGTTCTATGATGAAAGGACAGAAAAAGAAACTCACACAAACACCAAGGCAGGTTGCCAAGGCGACAAAGTCATAGTTAACGAACCAATAGCAAAATTAGCGGTCGTAGTAGCAGTAATAGTCAGAATAAGATATATTCCAACTGAAGAAAAACCAGGGGCCGTGATGGGTGCAGTATTAATACTAGTCACAGTAAAAGCTACCATGTAATTGGAAGCAAGGGAAGTACCAGAGTAAGAAACACTAGCTGGTCCCAAAAGACTAATAGCACCACCACCAACACCAGCTGTAAGAGCTAAGCCTGTAATAGGACCTCCAGTAGTGGGATTAAGATTGAGAGTAAAAAGAAACGTATCACCAGGAACGCAAACAGTAGCTAGCACATTACCTCCATTAATAGCCCAAAGGTTATTACTACCGGAAAAAGTCAAAGCCAACAAAGTTGGATTTCCAAATGGGGATGTACTAGTAGCAGCTTGATTATTAACTGCTTGAGCGGTAAGCGTAGAATTAGGTGACAATTGTGGAACATGTAGCTCAACACAATACTCAACATATAATTCACCAACTATATTAACTGAGGCCTGACCTTGGGTAGCAACGGTAAGTAAACCAGCATCATAAGTCTTAAGGTCATAATTTGAGGCAGTAATAGCAGCATCACGCGTATACAATTCAGCAACCCTCTCTGGCAAGCTAGTAACACACGAACTCCAAGGAGGAGATCGTTGTGCATCCTTAATAGACATCAGAGATATTTTACTAGCGGGTACTGGGTCCAAAACATCGAGATCAATGGCCATCATGACACTACCAGTAGATGTGGTAGATGACTCCGGTTCATAAGCAAAACGACAATACCTAAACTTATATTTCTCAAAGTTTGAGGCAACAGTAGACAACCAAGGGAAAGTACCTTTCAAACCAGGGTTGATATTAAACGTTTGCGAAGTATAAACGGCACTACCAATTATTTCAGCAACATATTCACGATGGCAAACAACCATCGGACCATTGGCAGTTTTAGTCATACGAGGACGACCCATTGGACCAGGACGATAGGACATCGCCGTCGGAGCAGATATGTATTTTTGTCTAGTGTTAATACCAACACCAGGAAATGTATTCAAACCCGCCGCACGACGGTTGTTGATACCATATCCGACCTTAAGACCTTTATCTCTAAGTACAACAAGCTTCCCTCCTGGGAGAGCAGAGCCCATAGGTCTTCGGCGCGCAACGCGGACAACATTGTCCTCACGAGGGACAATAACCGTTGTTCCTCTTCGTTTAACCATATTAACATAAGGCACAAGTGAACAACAGGGAGACACAACTAACTTTCTTATTTTACGTCTAGAAGACTGGTTTCCAACCAACCAACCACAAACCAGTGAAGAAAGACGGCAAGTACATCAATGTTGTTTAAAATTGCGTCTCTTAGGACGCAGCTTCATAACTGGAACTGGAACTATAGGTGTTGTAATAACACCCTTTGGATAAAGCATTTTACCATCAACAACCGCTGTTATACTGACTTTCATCTCATTATTGATGAGTGGACACAACTTATTCAATTGGTCCATTGATTCACAGTCATTTATCATTTTAACAATAGTTAAAACGTCAGCGTTGGAAAGTTCGCAGCTACGAGCAACAACATTAACGGTTTCAGATTCGAGCTCATCGCACAAAGGCCAAGCACCACTTTCAACTCTCATATCCATTTCTTTATTTAACCCAAACTTATAATCTGGGTTTCCTAAGAACTGGGCAACCTTCCGACAGTAATCACCAATAATAGGTGTAGTGGAGTCAGTAATTAAATAACCAACAACCCGATTAGAGGCAGCTTGGTCATTAGTTGTTACTCCTTCCGGAAAGGCCTGGTGTATTTTAACCAACGTTCTTATAGGATCTTGAACAGTACGATCAGAAATCCAAGGATTAATGAAAATACGTCCTAGAAAAGTGAGAGGATTACCACGCTTGACAAGATCATGTTTCATAACGAAACCAATGTCAGCACAAGCCTTGTCCAATTGACAATTAGTCTTCTCTATAGAATCATCACCATATTTAGGCCCTATACTAAAATAGGCCTTACGTGGATGAATTCCGGCTAAACGATAGCCACAATAAGAAGCAAAGGCATTGTTGATGGTATTACCATCAGTGGTTAGCGGTGAACCGGACAGTCTACTACCGTCCGGCTTATATCTAATTCCATTTTTCGTAACAGCACCACAATCAATTTCATCAGTAAAATAAGATTTGATCTCCTCATGATATTGAGGATCGTAATACCGCAAATACACGGCACGTTCAACCGTCAATCTAATCCACTCCGAATTTGTCCCATCAAACGATGACAAATCGGTACAATCAACAACATCCTTATTACATACAAACTGTCGAACAGCTTGTACTGTCTCTTTAGGCGTCTTACAAGGCATATAGAAATCAATATACTGTAAGATACCATACTTTAAAGGATATGTGAATTTCGACAAACCCAAAGTATGGGCAGGTGGAACGGTTGAAATATTACGAGGGGCAGCGACCTTGGAATAGATCTCTTTCTTTTGGAAAGACTTGACCAAAGGTTTAGCGCGACTAGTCCAGTGTTGGGCGCGTTCCGACCGAGCACGTTGTAATGGCCTCGATTGTTTCTCAATTACTTGATCCGTCAAGTAAGGAACACCTTTCCCGACCATAATGTCGGGAACAACCATACTAACAAACTCCATGGCCCATTTGTCATAATTCTCTCCAGGATTTCTCGTGTTGTGCGGTTCAATAACACGCATATTGACACAAGCTCTATCATTAGTTAAACATTCAGCAGGAGAGGGACCACCATTAGCCACCAAACAAGGTGACACTTGAACGTTCTTCGACGTTCCATTATCTGTAACTGGTACACCAGAAACAACCGCCTGATACGACGGAGCAGGAAGACCCACTGATAATTTGGTTTTTGATCCAACAAAAGATAACGCCTTAAATATTAATGGCGCGGAAACAGCACCTTCCACAGCACTCATCTGTTGAAACAACAGGAATTTCTCGACATCTGAAATATTATTATGCTTGGCGGTATCGTATACTGTCTTCATAGCCAGAAACGTTTTCTCAGGTAATTCCACACTATACAAATCACCAACTTGAATTATTGATCTAGTGAATTTGTTCTTGTGCATAAACACATGGTGGAGAAACGGGCCAGATTTAGTAATAGATTTAGGTTTCAAACCAAAATCTCTAAAATTGAACATTCTACGAATAATGCCTGTTGGGTCAAAAACCCTAGCACCAGGCGTAAACAAGATAACTTGTCTATTTTCAGCGATTTGAACAGCATCAACGTTGTAAACACAGAAACTCAAAAACCCAGGTAAAACGATGATTGGTACATCGTATTTATAGGTTTTATGATAATAACGTTCACCGCCAGAGACGACAGTGACAACTGTGGTGGCATCTTGATAATAGAATCGTCCATCCGATCCTATAGTGCCTGACAACGTATTAGGTGTGAAAGTATTCATAATAAAAGGTTTCCCATAAACCATAGAAGTCAATTCTTCTTCAGATAAATAATAGTCGACATCACTCAAAATAACCATGTCATTAGACGTGGTTGGCATGTCGCTATATGGAATAAGGAAATCTTTCATACCATAAACAAATCGATCACCTGCGACTCCACGTCGCTGTTCACGCTTCGAAGTAGAAATGTCATAAGGCCTACGGCCACATTCAGTGGCAAATCTGATCATACGTTCGGCAATAGTGTCACGAAGATGAGCAGCTTCAGGATGCGTGTGATTAGCTGGCATTTCACCAACACCTTCGACTTTAAAATCGAAACGCATAAACCTAGCTCTCATAGTAGTAGTAAATCGTGAAGTCACTTTATCAAGCACAAAAGCTCGAAGACGATCAAAAATACGAGGATCATAAGCGTAATAACAACTTGCTGCAGCAATGTATACGATGACAAATTGATACCTGCGAGGTAAATAACGGAAACATCGATACAAGCCACACATCGTGGTAAAGCAACCCCGAATAAATAACTTTGGGATTCTTGAAATAACAATTTCCAAACCACGGAAACTAGCAATAGCAACCATCTTAGTGCAATCAATGCCACTCTGACCGATAACGGCGAAGCGTTGGTAAGAAGGAACCAAACCAAGGAAATCACGAGCATAATTGTGAATAAGAGCGCAACCGTACACGGGAGAATAACATTCAACATCCATGATAACAGTTGGAGAAGTATCGTTTTAAATCTTCTAACGGCAGTGGAATTTAACGTCTT